TCCTGTGGAGGAACTTCGCCAACAACTTCATCATAGTAATAAAGTTCGATACCTGCTTCAGCAACATAATGCCCGACTAACATACTGCTAGAACCTGCTTCATATGGAACAAGAGGCTTGTATGCTTTACCAATAATTACTACTGGCATTGGCGGTACATTGCCTGCTCCTGCTGTTGCAAGTTCAACTAATTGCTTTGCCATGTTTTCTGCTTGAACTTCACGTGATAACATCACAGCATCAAATAAATCGTAACCTAGTTCTAAGTTATCTGCCATCCAACGTAGAGCAATATTATCTCTGGGGTGACATGCACCACCATCGCCCATACCTGGCTTCATATAACCTGGTCCCATAATACGTCTGTCTGAGGTAGCAAGTGCATCACACACAACTTCTGCGTTGATGTTGCCTTGCTTTTCTGCAACGTCTTGTATCATGTTTACTAGACTTACTTTTGCTGAAATGAATGTGTTGTAGAAAACTTTAATACATTCGCATTCGTCCCAAGTTCCAATAACGTAACGTGGATCATTCTGCATGATTGTTTTATAAAAGTCAACAAGTTCTTTTGCATCACCTGTTTCACTTCCATCCTCAGTTCCAATCATAACCATTTCTGGATTAACCATGTCCCACTTCACAGTGCCCATAGCAATCAAATAAGGGTTATACACAAAACGTGCATTTGGAATAAGAGGTATAAGTTCTCTTCTAACTGTTCCTGGTAATACTGTTGAAATTAGTACTACTAGTTGGTCTTTGGTCGCAACAGCATTTACCTGGCTCAGAACTTCTTTTACAATCGTGTAATCAAAGTCTTTGTTTGGCAAATGGCTGGTTGGTGCCTTTCCATCATACTGAGGATCGTGCGGTGTTTGTACAGCAACAAAAACAATGTCTTGTCCTATTACTGCTTTTTCCACACTATCAACCATTGTAAAGTTTTCAGGCTCTACAGGATTGATATCATATCCTACAACATCATGGACCTCGGCGACCATTTCGGCACAGGCTTGACCTAACTTACCTACGCCTACAAATCCGATCGAGGCCATTTGTATTCTCCTAATTGTAGTTCGTACATTAAGTACGCATATATTTATCAACCATATTGAGCATGTTTGATGTATAATGGCTGGTTGATTCACAACTCATATAATTCTTCACACAGTTGTCATAAATACTTTTGTAACAAGAATGTAACATTAAGTTTGCATAAAAGTAACAGTCTCAATGGAGAAAAGTTACTAAAACAAGATGCTACATCTTTTATAACATACAAGGAGAATATTATGGCGAAGCCACTAGGAATAGTAGCCATGTTGACTCTGCTCATATCCAGCGGAACAGCATTGGCTGAAGAAAGAATCCTCATGCGAGGAGTCAGTGACATTCAGGTCACAAACACAAGCAAGATAATTTTTGAATTAAAGTCGGGTGCAGTATATTCCGGCGAACTTCAAATGTGTCCAGTAGCAGAACATGTGCTAGAAGCACAAGGCAGAGTTTTAGGTGTTACGCCTTTAACTAGCAAGCCGTGGATTAGTGAAGGCACTAAAGTTGCATTCACAGATATGCACAAACAGGATCACAGAAGAAAACGTCTAGGAACCTGTACTGTGGAAAATATAAAGCCAGTATAAATTAAGGTTGTGCCAAATGTGTTAAGAACTGTTTGGCACAATTTTCCCAAGTCCATTTGAGACTGCCTTCGTAAACTGTCTTTCTGTCCAGAGAGCATGCTTCCTTGATGGCTAGTGATAAGTCATCGTGCATGGCGCCTGTGACATTTGGTTCAATAACATCAAGCGGTCCAGTTACTGGGTATGCAGCAACTGGTGTACCGCAAGCCATACTTTCAATCATTACTACTCCGAACGTATCTGCACGACTTGGAAACACAAAACATTCTGCTTGTCTGTAGCACTCTGCTAAATGCTTACCGTGCTTAACACCTGTGAATACCACATCAGCATATTTTTCTTTAAGCTCATTTAAGTAAGGACCGTCACCTACAACAACCTTTTGGTAACCAGGTGTGTCAAGCTCACAGAATTCGTCTAAGCCTTTTTCTTTGCTGATACGACTTACACATATCAATATAGGAATACCGCTTGGCTTATCGTTGTATTCAAATTGTTCTCTGTCTACACCTCTGGTCCAACTGACCACATTAGTAAAACCTTGTTCTTCTAGTTCTCTTTTTGCTGTTTCTGTGGGCACCATTACTGCAGAACTATGTTTGTGTAATTTACGCATGTACCAATAAGATAAATTAATTGGCAGTTTAAACATTGCATGCAGGAACTCTGGCCACTTGGTGTGATATCCTGTGGTAAATTTAATTTTTGCTTTTAAGGACGCATTGAGATATTTTTTACCTATGCTTCCTTCTGGCGTTGCAATATGTACATGATCGAATCCAGTTATCATTTTACGCGGAGAGTGATCCAACCAAAAGCCCATTTTTACATCTGGGTATGGTGTGGGTATTTGAAATACACAATCTTCCGGTGTGATTACTCTGACATAATGCCCTAACTTTTCTAACTGTTTTACTACATTGGTTAAAGTAGTAACTACACCATTAACTTGAGGCTTCCAAGCGTCCGTCACTATCAGTATGTTCTTCGGCCCACTCAATGAGTTTCCATTCACCTTCATGTGTCTCCACTATTGCTGTACAACTTTCAACCCAGTCTCCTGTGTTGATATAGTCTATGTTGTTTATTTTTCGCATTGCAGCATGATGTATATGACCGCAGATCACGCCATCATAGTCCTTACTGTTTGCATAGTCTGCTAGTCGTTCTTCAAAGCCTGCAATAAAATTAACTGCATTTTTTGTTCTGTCTTTTAAATATCTACTTAGGCTCCAGTATTTCATGCCTAGTTTTTTACGAATCCAATTTAGTTTGGTGTTTAACCATATGAGAAAGTTGTATGCAACATCACCAACATGCATGACCCATTTTAAATCTTTACGCATTAAGTTATCAAACATGTCCCCGTGTACAACCAGATATCGTTTGCCTTCTACACTCACGTAATCTCGTTGATTTGTTATTCTTATACGTCCAAAACGTAAATGCCAACTAGTCCATTTTCTCAACGCTTCGTCATGGTTTCCTATAATGTATCTTACTTTTGTGCCTTTGCTAGACTTCTTTAGTATTTCTCTAATAACGTCACTGTGTGATTGAGGCCAATATATGCCTCTGAGTAATCTCCAGCCGTCGATGATATCACCAACTAAAAATAGTTCATGTGCATCATTTTGTTTAAGAAAGTCTATGAGTAGATCGGCATTACAGCCTTTTGTGCCCAGGTGTACGTCACTAATGAAGATGGACTTATACTGTTTTTTTGCGTTTTTTGGCATTATCTTTTACTGCTTCCTTTAAGATGTTGAGTTTACTGTTTTGTGTTTTTGCATAATACAGTAACGCCTGTGTGTCTTTAGGGAAACAATGACCTCCAAAGCCAAAGTTGCCATCTGGGCCTGGTACTTTTAAATGACTATTGCCAATGCGAGGATCGCATTTAAGCATGTCAGTAAATTGATCCCAGGTGCTGTGTGTTTGTGATGTTTCAAATAATTCATACATCTCATTAAAAAATGCAACCTTGGTTGCTAAGTAACTATTTATGGTATATTTTAGTAAACTAGCAGTAATGAGGTCTGTTTTAAAGGTAGGACAAATCTTTACTGAACTGTGTTTAACGTATGCTTTTTCTACAAGTTCGCAGTCTCGCCACTTGCCTCCTAACACTTGCATGTGAGGATTGAGAAAGTCTTGGTGTGCATTTGCTTCTGTGAGAAACTCTGGATTATAAACAAGTTTTACAGCAAAGTCTTTTTTCATTTTAGTTAAGTGCTTGGGTGTAATTGTGCTTTTGATAACCACAATGCCTTTATAGTTTTGATCATATAAATCACTCAGCACCTGTCTAACAATACTAACGTCTACATCGCCGCTGTCGCCTACTGCTTCTGGTGTAGGCACACATATAAATGTTATTGCAGGATTGAACTCAACAAGCTCTTGGATAGTGTTGTTATTCTTTGCAGTGTCTACTATAAACTGTTCTACGTTCTTGTCAAACCCATTAATGACACTGCCGCCAACAAAGCCGGCTCCAATTATTCCTAGTTTTAAATTACTTTGGCTCACCTTCGTACCACTCTATAACTGTGTTCACACGAAAACTTCTGTATGCATCTTTGTCCAAGCACCACACAACTATGTTGTCGCTTTGAGGATCAAAATCTTTTACAACTACATTTTTACCTGCAACCTCTGAATTCAGAGTGCATGGCATAATTCTAATTTCTTCAGTGTTAATTTTTTTGAATACTACTGTTACAATGCCTTTTTTGGCTAAATTTATAAATTTACCTGGATTGTTCATGCAATTAAACCTTTTTCTAACAAATCTTGTATTTGCTTTTCTCTTACCATTGCACCCCATCGTCTTGGATTAACATAAGTCTTTTTAAAGAATTTGCACATTTGCGGATTAGGATCAAACAACATCATACTATTGATGCCTTCGTTTAATTCACTGCCCAATGAACAAACTGCTTTGTGTAACATAGTGCTATCCCATTCTAACTTGGTGTAAGGACAAGTTTTATCATTTAAACCATCAAAACGTGGAGCAACGTCAGTGTTGAAAAATTGCTTGAACCAATCGTAGTCTGATATCAAGTTTGGATCCCAATCAGTTAACACTGTCATTTGGCATCCTAGTCTTGCACCATAGATCGCCCACAAGCCGTTTTCAACATCTGAACCAATGTTGCACCATGTTTGCAGTCTATTATAATTGCCATACCATATTTTGTCAAGAAAAAGATCTGGTTCTACACGTTCTCCTTGATCAAGGCTCATCTTAACGCCTTCTCTAAACCCTGCTCTAAATGCTTGAAATGGAGAAGCAGTCTGATGTACTTCTGAGAATGTATCGTTGAGTTGTATGTAGTTTAGTTTCCAGCAAAACTCCATACCTTCGCCGTCTGTTGCAGCTTCGTGAGTGTTGATTGTTTTGGTATATTCTGTGGGCCAACACTTTAATCCACCATTACCGTACACTAGTCCATTGAGTAAGTTTTTAGCATTCCAACTAAAAATACTTTCTGATATATTGTTGCCATCTAAATCAGTGTCAGGAACATCAAGTACTTGTTCAAAGAAGTCGTCCATCACAATGTTATCACCATCTACAGTGATAAAACGTTCTGTTTCGGATTGATTTGCGGCTGCTTTATGTGCGGCATCAAAACCTTTAACACCGTGTACACGCTTTGCCCAAGGGACTTTGTTCAAAAGATCTGCCCAATGTTCTTCACAGTTGGGTTCGTCATATGAAATATAGAATATGTCTAACTCTGTGACATCAATTTTTGCCATGTGTGTGGTCCTATTTATACTCTCAAGTATTTATCGAACAGCGGAGCAGTGTGTATTTTACAATGGCGCAGATCTGCTACAACATCTTTGGTGATTATTTCTTCTGTGAGCAATTCAACCATAGAAACTGTTAATGTATCGTATATGATATTTTGATTTTCTGGATCACTTAAAAAGATTTTGAATATTCTTTTTCCTTTAACTGTTGCTTGTATTGGATAAACATTTTTGTATTGTTCTTTTGCTTTAGCATCAAGTTTAATTGTTGCTGTATCTTCTTTGATACTCACATACACATCGGCATCACCTTCGCCAAAATCTACTACTGTTAAATCTTCTGCAGACATCTTAGCATACACTGTTGCTTGAGGGCGTAGTTGTATTTTGCTTTTACCTTTACTGTCTGTTACTACCCAAAATTGGTTTATGTCTTTGTCTTTTAACATAGCCAATTCATGTTGATCAAAATCAAAAGTTTTCCACAGTGGGTTAACATCTTTGGGCGGTTGCTTGCCTAGAGACATAATATCTCCTCTTTCATCAAAGTAAAGGAACAATTCCCTGTGATCGTTTTTTTCAATCAGTTTTTCAAAGTCGCCGGCGGCGCCTTTCTCTTCTAGAAATCTTTTTTTGCGGGCTAATGCCTCAGGACTTATCTCGTCACTCATTTTTTCTCCTCAACAAATTTATAATTGTCGAATAATTTTAGTGTGAAAACACTACAACCAGTGTAGTTGTCATCTAACTCTATCTTTACTTCTTTGTTTGTTAATAGTTCTTCTAATGATATATTTACATGTTTTAGCATAAAACTTGGATCATTTTTAGTTGTAATATAAAACGGAATAATTTTCCTACCTTTTATGATCGCATCACTGAGAGGTATATCAGTATACTGCTTGAGAAGGTTAGCATGAGCACTGATTATGAGTACAGACTTTCCCATGCTAACCTTAACATCAAACACTCTTTTATTCTGATTGTCTACCTGAAATAAAAAGAAGTCCTCTGTTGATATTCTATCTACTTCGACTGGTCTAACCTGTATAAACTTTACATGCTTGTTTTTAGGATCTGTAATAATTCTATACAAGTTCCAATTTTTATCTCTGAGGATATCAACTTGTTCGTTTGTGAATATTGCTTTTTCATACTTTGAATCTAAATCATCGTTGGGCTCTTTGCTCATAGAAACTATTGTGCCATCTTCCTCGTGCCACAAGTTCCAATCAAGATTTTTGATATGCTTGATTAAGCCATCAACGTTTCCGCCATGTTCATTTTTGGCTTCCATGAAACGTTTCTTTCTTGCTAACGCTGCTTCAGATACCACTATTTTTTTCCTGCTTGGCTTTATTTTTATTCACGTGATAGTTGTATGTTTCTATAGACATTTCGTGTGCACTGAGTTTCGATAGATCATAACCTGTAAAACCATACCAATGCATTTTTTTAAGTTGTTCCATTGCTAATCTTCTTTTAAAAACTCTTTCAAAATCTTCCTCAGATTCCATAGTCCTTCTCCATTTGTTTTATCTTAGTTTCGTCCATCCAATCTTTTTCCACGTAATGAAATGGCATCAGTTGCTGGAAGTTGCCTATTTTAAAATTTGTATAAGAGTCGTAATATGTTGGCAACGAGTCAGACCATTTATCATTAACCATTGTTTCTGGTATATCTTGTACATGACTTTTCATGTGTACAAACGTTGGAAAATTATTTGTTAACGGTTTAGTACATTCGTGCTCAATACCAAGCAACTGCATTGCTAAAGCATAAGCAACATCTCCACTTAGCCACGCAGGCTTACCGTGAGGCATGTATTTGTAAAACATTCTTTGCCAATGCTGAAATATTATCTCAATCATAGCAAACAATTCACTTGCTAAATCACTTTTCTTAAAATAAAAGAATGCAGTGTACACGTTGGGTAAATCATTTTTAACAAAATATTTTCTATAGTAATCACTACTAACAATATCACCTCGATATGTTCTCACATTGGTTGTAGCCCACACATCTCTGTCTGCTAACATATCCCACCAATGACTGACATCAACTGGAAATATCATGTCTGTGTCTAGTATAACAGTTTCGTCATACGGTGTCATGTAGTAATATTTCCACTTGTTGTTTATTTTCCAACTGGTGCTTTTTGCATCATCGTTCCATGGAATATCAATGATGTGATCAAAAACTTGTTTGTGTTTCGACTGTATTAATTGTTTTGTTTTTTCATCAACGCACACAGACAAATTACTTACTTTGCTTTGCGTAAGTTTCAAATTGAGTGCCAGAGCATAGGCCTGCTCTAAATAATCAACAGAGCCATTGTTCTGTGCTATTACAATATAACCTTTACTCACTCTTTATTTTCCAATTTTCTTTGAACAAACAAAATCTATCATGCCCTTCTGGTGTTCGATACACAAACTGCATTCCTAATAATTGTACTACAACACCCTCATTTACTCTGTCAAATGCTGGTTCGCTGTGTACAATATAATCTCCTAGTTGTGGCTTTTTCATAACTTGATTGCTAACAATAAAAATATAGCCATTAAAATTATATTAGTAAAAAATATCAACACTGCTAAAATTGTGTGATACCATATCCATCTAGTTCTATATGCATTTTCTAATGTTAAATCTTCAGGGTCAACTTCAGATTCCATTGTTGGAAGGTTATGCATCATAACCTGATCCACCTTGTTTTTTTCAATAGGCGCATCAAATAAACTTATAAATTTTTTCCACCAATTCATATTTCTTTCCTTTCCTTATAGAAAATGATTGTTCCTACGGGTAAACTTTCTCACTTTACCGTGATACCACAGCACTTTCCATAGCGAAGTCTTTTTCATTTTAGGTAATGTGTATTCCCATTCTTCGCCTTCTGGGCTTACCCATGTACAATGGTATCCATACCATAATACACTTCTATACCACCTTACAGTGCCACCTTTGGTGATTAACTTTTCTAGTGTCCAAAAGTAACAATTATTTTTTTTAGTGAACCACCTATATGGCCACATCCAAAAGAAAATTACAAAAATAAAAAACGTGGTGACTATCCTTCCATAATCACTTCTACGCATCTAGCTCTCCATTCAAATGTTGTAACAAACTGTTGCTAATCCTATTGATAGCCCATTTGTTCATCACGTGTAAATCTACCCCGTTCCACTTAGTCAACATAAAATCTCCTGGACTTCGTGGCTTCTCTAATAACAACAATAATGTGTTATCATTTAATGCACTGTGCACATCGTCAGTGTCGAATGTTTTATATAATGTTGTTGGCAATTGTGGAATACCTTTGTCTACAAATCCACTCATGGTATGTGCCGCAACACTAAAACTATAATCGTTTCTGTACAGTCTACCTTTCCATTTGTATAAATCTCTGTAAAACTGCGAGTTGTCTTTTACATGTTTTACAATATTAAAAAAACTTTCCGCATAAGATGTTTTTTTAAAATACACAACTGTAGCCCAATACATTGTGATACCTAAATCATTGAGTCTATCCAAACTGTCAAACTTTCTTTCGAACATAACGTCTTGCCATTTCCAATTCATCATTAGTTCTTCGTTATGTCCCCAACACTGATTGAGAGTATCACTGAGTACAAGATAGTCAGCATCTATAAGTATGGTCTCATCATAAGGTGAGATATCATATGCATCACATCTGTTTACATTATAAAACGATAAGTTTTTTGCTGTGTGACTGGTGTCTTTATAAATGCGTATGTTTGCACGTTTAAAGTTTCTGTCTTTCTCAGAAATAACAATGTTATTGATTGCACTGTTAATAACATCTTCGCCTAAGTTTTCTTTGGCGTATTCAAAACTGTGACTATCAGTGACTACTGTTATGTTTTCTATGCCTAAGTGTTTTTGTATAAGGAAACTGTTGACTACTGCTAATTTAAAGTAGTCAATTTCGTCGTTGTTGTGGGCAAACATCAATATGCCGCGACTATTCTCCTTTTTCATTGAGATCTAATACCTTGTGAACTTTTCTTGCTTTTCTAAGTTTCTCATACTCAGCATAGTAATCGTTAGTAACTTCGAACCAGCGACTAATTATTTCATCGTAAAAATCTTTGAGTTCAACTTTGATAGGATTGTTGTAAACATCTAATAGAATAGATTCTGTGTGATCAGCATCTAACAACTGTTTACAGAATGTTAACAGATTCATATCAATTTGAAATGTGCCGCCGTTGATACTGTAACTCAGCAAATTTTGTGTTTTTGCTTTGAGTGCAGCATTTTGATTGTTTAGGGTGACCCTATAGTTTGCGAATTCTAGTGCTTTAGTTAGTCGTGTACTCATATCTATATTTAAGTCAAAAAAAAGCCAGTAACCTAAATTACTGGCCTTAATTTATTACAGAAAGTTATTATGAGCCTGTTATATTACCCATGCTGTCTGTTGGTACTGCAAAACTAAATCCTGAACCACTTGCATCTGGCTGATTGCGTCTTGCATTGATTGTTAATGTACCGTCTACGTTTTGGTCAAGCACGTTATCGCCTGCGTCAAGTAATGTTGTTTTAAGTGTAATCACTGTTGGGTTAGTTGTTGAATTAACTTTTCCTTCTACTTTGATATAGTCAGATGTATAAGGAGAACTACCACCATAGTAAATTACCAACTGTTGATATGATGTTGTTAGTTCATAAAAACCAATACCTGCACTTGTACCTGCACTAGCACTTGTTGTGTTGTAGTATAACCAAATATCACTGATAGCACTTAATTTGTTTGTCCACTGAGTGTTCTGGTCATGACTTGAACCGCCACTTCTACTTGCACTAACACCTACTGCACCACCGCCGTTAAAGAATGCTCTACAAGCACCCTCATTAGCAAACGTCCATGTAGTTTCTTGTGTTAGTGTATTAGTCCACGCACTGGTTCTAGTTTTACTGGCATCTGTTGATGCAGTTCTACTTGCTGGGCCAAATCTATCATTCCAGCAATCTTCAATGTTTAACATCAAGTTATTCCATGTAGTTGCTTGAATTGTATCTGATGTTGTTACGTCTGTTTCGACGCCGCTTCTAACTGAAATACCTAAAAATGCACACATTGCTTGCACGTCATCCTGTAAGTCTTTGAAACCTCCGGCGCCTGTATCTTGTACAGTATTGCCTGCTGTTGCAGCACTAACACCAGCACCACCTTGGCCCCAGCCTTTTGTGCTTGCTGCAGTATAAGTGCCTAATGTAACATCAGCCGCACCACCGAGTAACGTATTAACATTTGTTCTTGCATTATTAAAGTCGTCAGCATCGATAAGGTCAGTACCTGCTACGACTTGTGTCATATTAGTACCACCTGAGATTGTGATTGATGATCCTGATGCCATTTGTTATCTCCTAATTATTTTACACCAATTACGGCTTCGACAACACCTTGGTCGCCGTCGTTCTTGTCTTCTAGTGCTCTACCGATAATTGCTTGTACAGAAACATCTTCTCCTGCAACTGCCCATGCAACTCCTGGAACGTCACTACTAATTAATCTTTCACCTTTGCGAACTTTGCCAATAACTTTTACAGGTACACGACCTTGTAATGCTACTGGTAATCCGCCTTCTAGATCCTTATTCATTAAGTATGCTGGATCTGTTGATATCACGCCAAACACTTCTGTGTCTGCATGACTTGTTGTTTGTGTTATTTCTGCTGTGCCACCAATTTTAACAACTGTGCCTGGCTCGTAATCAGCATCTGGTGCATATTTCTCTGCCAAGTCAGCATAACGTGCACTTGTTGATACGCCACTAAATACACCACCTGTTATGGTTGCTGTACCGTCATCAAATGTATCTGCTGTTACTGTACCACTAAATGAACCAGTTGTACCACTGAATGTAGTTGTTGTTAGTGTTCCTGATGATGGATTATAAGTGTATGCAGAATCTGTTCTAACTTGTTCATTACCTGATGCAGCATCAGTGAACAGTGGGTAGTGTGTTGCATTAGTTGTGTTAGTTGGCACTAATGTCACCAATGATGCAGTAGCATCAGATGCTCTAGTATCAACGTATGTTTTATTGGCAATGTCGTTGCCACTTGAAGGTGCATCTGAAATAGTACCACTTGTTAATGTTACATCAGTGATGTCTGCACTTTCTAAGTTTAATATTTCATTGATGCCATCAAAATCTAAGTTGCCTGAAACTGATAGATCATGCACATAAATTTCATTGATTTCATTTGATGATGTTCCAAAATTAACAGTGCCTACTATACCAACAGTTTGTGGAGTAGTAGGGTTACCAATTTGAATTTGATCAACATGCAAGTCACCAAATCTGTTAGTTGCATTACCTAACGCATAGTTACCACTGACAGTACCGCTTGGTGTCCAGTTTGTTGAACCTACATGAATGATGTCTGCTGCAGGAATAGTTGCACCAGTGTAAATTGCATTTGCTTTGTCTGCCCATTCACTTGTGCCTGACTGTGCCACAGTTGATTCTGTGTAGTCGGCTCTTAAATTCATACCTTTTGTAAATGTTGCACCAAAACTGTTTGAGTCAGACAATGTGCTATAATAAGGATCACTTGCTGCAAGTGTAAATGCTCTGTCAGAGAACACTGCCATCACTGTAGCGTTTGCACTATCGTGTGCATCATCTGCTAATTCGCCTTCATAGCCACTTGCGGCGTCACTTACATATTTAAGTGCTACAACTGGAATAATTTTAGCAGTAGAATCTGTGCTCTCTAAGAACAATGTCTCAACTTTTGCACCGTAATTGTTTGCACTACCTGATGCTGCTACGTTACCTGCATAAGCAGAAGTGACTGTACCACCTGGTAAAACTGCATCTCTAAAAGTACTGCCGTCATAAACTTTTAATTTATCTTCAACGTTATTAAAGTATTGTGTACCTGAAACAACATTGCTTGTTATTTCTGTTGCTGATACAGGAACTGTTGATGTTCTTGCCCAGGTGCTGCCATTATAAACACGCAATGTGTTTTCACTTTTGTTATACCAGAGTTGACCTGTTAACAAATAAGTAGGACTTGGTGGTACGTTACTTGCAAAATTTTCTAAGTGTCTTACAGTATTAGTTACAATACTTTGACCATAGTTAGTGGCGTTTCTACCAATAACAGTAAGCGACAACGAACTGCTGTCTTTTGACTCATCTGCTACGCTGATTGTAACGCCATCGTTAGTTGTTACTGAATACGCCATTTCTTATTCCTCATTAACTCAATTGAACCCTAATTGTATAAATTATTTCTATCACCCTGTTTTGGCTTTTTTGTACTGGGTGAAATATAACGTGTGTTAACATTTCTGAATCATTAAAATCAGTTGCATTTGTAAACACGCCTAATTCATCAAAAATATAATCCCCTGTATTTGTTGTACTGCTATCAAAAACATCTTGGTCACTGGGTTCACTGTATCCTAAAGTAACTGTCATTTTAATATCAGTATAAGAAGCACCTGTAACAATTTCAATTTTGTTGTCCTCATCTGCCTGAGAACCTTGTATATCTTTATGATATGTCTTGTTATACAGTGAAGCCGAGGCTTCATATGCTTCGCTAACTCGTGGAGAACGATACAAAACTTTACCACCACTGCTGTCAATAGAGGTACCGCCGTTTCCAAAAGCAATAAAATTAATATACGAATCAGCGGTGTTATTCAGTGCTTGTGCAACAATTCTTGCCATGTTGCCGTAATGAATAGCATTTCTTTTGTTGATTATTTCTTCTTTGGTTTCCTTATCACGGATAACAATGTGTCCGCTCATGTTTAAACCTGCATTATCAACTGTGCCTTCGTTCATTTCTGCTTTCTTCTCGTCTTTTTGTTGTTCGTTCTGCATTGTACTTATTTATCACTTTTCATTAAAGTATAATTTAAATGCTGTCCCACCCGATGCTATCCCATGCAACACTGTCGAAACCAATACTTGATACTAGATCGCCATGCAAGAATGCACCAATTGTGGTAACTGTGCTTCTGTTTGTTTTGTCTGTTAAACTTAATGTTGTGCCGTCTGATTTTAACCAAACTGCTGTGTCTGGATCTCTGTCTTCATATCCTGCTGACCCACCTTTGTTTTCAGGTTGATTGAATATGTCTTTGCGGCCTGCACCAACTACTGTAACACCTGTGTTGTGTCCTAAATAAGTATTACCTTGTGTTGCTACATTGCCTGTGTATTCAAACACAGGACCATTTGGTATTGTAGTACCTCTGGTACCTCTGACTACACCTTTCAGTGTATTGCCTGAAATTCTGTTGTATTCTATTCTTTCACTGCCATCAATCCATGCAGCTCCCGGTATGCCAGGTTGCGGAGTAGGCAATTTGCTTGCATCAACAACTTCGATTTCTGTGTCCCATGCATTTACAAAACTAGCAGTTGTAGTCGAAGTAGAACCATCTGCTAAAATTCTCAGATATTCTGTTGCACCATACAAGTCTTGATGAACTAAGTATTCTACTGCTACTGCACTGACACCACTTGTTATAGAAACTGTACCAGCATTGTTTACAACATTTGCATCGACCCCAGACAAAGGAATAGTAAATGTTGTTGCTGTAACATTTGAAATAGTGTATGAACCTTCTATAATAGTATTACCAACATCACTTAGTGTAACTGTGTCACCATTATCTAGTAGTGGTGATGCTAACGTACTACTGATAGTCACTGTACCACTTACACTGTTAGACACACTGTCAGCGTCATAAGGTCCAACACTAATTGAATCTACAATATTGTTGTTTGCATCAAATGCATTTGGTGATGTTTTAACACTCATCACTAAATTTTCTAATGGGCTGAGATATACAAGTTCTTCAGGTCGTTCTTCGCCATACAATAAATGATTAAATGACCAACCGTCAAATCCATCGTATGTTACACCTGCTTCTCTGTAAGTACTGTTGCCACTGAATATGCCTTCGAAGTTATCTACTGAAACAAAATCGTCCCACATATCACCGAAGCCTTCTGGTGCATCAAATGGAGTAGTATCGTAGCCATATGCTGTTTGTAGTTCTAATGAATCTCTGCCTTGTACAACACGAGTGAACACATTTGCATCAAGTTCTTCACCTTGCCATGTGCCACCTACTTTCTCTTTGACTAGCAGTAGTGTACCGTTTAAAGCACCTGCAGCAACTGCTGTACGCATCTGTGTGCTGTTTTCTACTATACTGGTATTACTACTAGAGCCTTCGCCGAAGTAATCATTAATTTCTTTGTCAAACACAGTTCTAACTTGCGGATCAAACTTGAATATTCTTGCACTAGCACTGTATGTATTTGACGCAACATTAGCAATAGTATCGTTGTTTGCAGAATTAATGTTAGCAATATTATCCGCAATACTCACAGAGTATGACGTAGACGCAGCATTAAAGTCTGATTCTAGTAGTCTCCAGTCAGTTCTGTCAAATATCAAACTAATATTACCTGTTCTCACAGGAACATTTGCAGTGTCCCACTGTGTTTGTGTTCCGCTATATCCTGAATATGCTTTAGTGTAATCAGAGTTCTTAGACATGATTTCTCTGTCTGGAGCAAAACCAAAGTCCATGGTTCTAACTTCACCTAAACTGCTGTCTGCATAAGGTGGTAAGTCATAGTCACTGACCATTTGTTCGTTTATATATTCGATAGGTGCACGTTTACCATCTTTGTATTCTCTGATTTTTGCAGTAAAAGGCTTGACTTCGTTGAAGTATTCAACTACACTGTCAAAGTTGTCTGGCTTGTAACCCACACGTTGTACTAAGTCTTCCTCTTCTTTTTCAACATACACATACGATGTTTTAAATGCCCAGTCAAGTTCTCTTTGTTCACCTAGTGCATAATTCATCAGTTCAAAGAATACTTTGTTGAAGTTTTCTGTGCCGAGGAATATGTTGTCTTTGAGCACATACAAAAACTCTCTGAGCTCTGACTGCATGGTGCTGTCTATGTCTTGAGTATAAATTTTATTAGACAGTTTTACAGTTTCATTTTGAATTGCAATCTGTACAAAGCCTTCTTCTCTACAACAGTATCTCCACAATTGATACCTATCACTTTGAGATGCACGAACCATAACCACTGTGCCATCTGCAACATTTGCTAAAGAATCAAGTTGTTTAACACTTGAAACAGTGAATGCAGCTTTGAAAGTTTTATCGTATCTAATTTTTTCATTGGTTACTTGATCTGTACGTTGTACTGCATACCAGTTAACAGTATCAATATATTTCATGCTAGACATACTGTTCTGCCATGTTGTATTCAGTGTGTTCAACTTCAAGTCTGCTAATAATTCGTTAACAATGTAATGCAATGCACGTCTTGCTTCTTTTGCATCTTTAAACATTGTTTGACGTGGTCTAAACTTAATACCGTAACGCTCAACCTCACTGAGATTTGATGCTGGAACAGCATTGCCTTCTGAATCAATCTCTGTTAAACTGTCAATGAGTTTGTTTGCTAAATCTTCAGGAACATCACTGTTATTGTCTCCTTCACGCATCAACTTCCACGATGCATGCTTTAGCCCAATTGGATTTAAGTTCCTGCTAAGGTTAATTTGTATGTTTTGCTCATCTTCACGTAAAGTCTTTGTTAGATTACTCATAACAAAACTTGCAATATTTTTAGATGTTTGGGTTCCTGCACTTATAAAGCTCACAGTGTTAATACCTTGACCAATTGGGTCTGCAAGATATTTTGCTATATCAAACGTGCTGAACTTGCGACCTGCTTGTGTAGCAGCCAAAGTACTAATTTCTCGAACATTCTGTACCCAATAGTAATAATATGTCTCATATTGTCCTGTTGAAGGATCAATGTTTCTTTCTACTATAAACTCGCTGGCATTTTTAGGTGTACCTGTTCCTGAATATTCAAATGGTTGCTGTTTACTTTCAACCCATTCGTACACAGTAATACCACTACCCGGGAATGTACTACCCCAATTCAGCCAACGCTCTTTGTTTGTGCCCTGCTCGTACCAGTTGTATCTAACTGTGCTAGTGTTCCACCATACTTGCCCAACTTGCTCTTTGCCAAACACAGCACGGCGTCTAGTGTACACCACTGGGTCATGTTCGCCGAAATAATCAATTTCAGCATCAACAAATGCTGGGAAAATGCCTTTGAAAGGATCCCACATGTTGTAATCAAAATCTTTTTCGCCTGTGGTACTATCGTATAAAATAGTGTTCTTGATATACTTAGGATCGACTAAATCTATCTGTGAACGTTTTAAATTACCATTTTCATAGTACTTCCATTTGCCATCAACGTCATCAATCCAAACTTGTTCAAATTCTTCCTTGGTTGCAGGAATGCTTGCATCTGGGAACGCTGTACTAGAAGAAGCAATATCTTCTTCTTTATGATACCGCTGACTTTCAAGATACAATACTCTACAATCTGTTGAGCTTATGCTGGTGTTAACTGGTTCGCCATTTAGATTACGCAATTCGTATTGGAATAAGTCACCAACGTATGTGACGTTAGCATTGCCTAAAATACTAGAGTCGTCGCTCTTAAATCCATTGTTGTCTACTCCGTACAGCACAAGAACTTCTTCAGGTAATTCGTAACCAGTCTCATCAGAACCATATTCACTGTCTTGCCCTAAAGTACCCGGTGTACCAGGGATAAACGGTGTTTCACTTCTGCCGAAATTATCGTCTGTGCCGTCAATGAGATCTATTACACCATCAGTGTCTAAATTCTTATCGTTAGTCGGTGTGCCGTCTACAGCAGACATTGGTGTTTGATCTGGATTGTAATCTCCGGGTGGTACACCCAACTTGTCCAGGAATCCGGGCGTTAATTCATCGAATTTTACACCGTCATAGGAAGGTGCATTCAGAATTAATTCGTCCAAATCTTCGTTGATTGGCTGCACATCAAAATTAATGTCAGTTGGATCGTAGCCAGCATTTTGCAAGGCATTGTTCAAAGCATCGGCTAAATGCTGAACAGTTGGCACTTCGATAACTTGATCTGGTATGCCTAACTTGTTTCTAACATCGCCTCTTTCAGAACAATCAGGTATTTCTCTGGCTGTTAAGAATATTCTTGCACCAAAGCCTGCACTTCCGTGTCCGCTTAGTGTTCCGTACTTGCCTACAATTGGATCCCAATTACCAGGACTACCAAGTCGTTCGTATGTGACTGGATGATATTGTCCTAATCCTGAACTAAACTTAGGTGGCATTTCGCCGGCGTGCTCATCGCCTAAGTTGATTCCATCATACTCTAGTGGTACACCTGTTGCTAAATCTGCTGGGAATTCTTTATAAATTCCTCTGTCAATGACTTTTAAACTCTGAATAGTGCCTTCCGGATCCACTGCTGTGACTACAAACTTGGCAGGTCGTTCAGGCATACCGGCAGTTTCAACCATGTTACCGCTAGGCGACATTGTTTCTGTTTTGATTATGGGTCTAACTTTACATGGTATTTTGGCATACGCAACACCAGTATCTGGATGAGTATACCCTGGCCCGCTGTCTATAATTCGTACTTTAGGTGGCTTTGCAGGATCATAACCTCTGCCTGATCTCAATATTGGGATACTCTTGATTCGACCTAGTATATCTATTTCGGGCTTGCCTGCTTCACATTCTGAACCTGGAGTAGTGCCGTCACCAATAAAAACATGCACATTAGCGGCATCTGAATAGTACATACCTTCAATTTCGATACACAGTTCAGTGATAGAACCAAACGGCGATGATACAGGAGTACCACCAACAACTCTCAATCTATCACCAACTCGATAACCTTTACCACCGGTGTGATTAACACTTGCTCGGATTTCCGGCACTCTGTCTTGTCCAACCATCTGTGACGCTGTTTGAGTGTTAGCAGCCGTGGTTGAATTTCCATTGGTTGTAGTAGTTGTGTTAACGCTTGCTGTGGTTAATCCTGCAACGTGAGTACCTGTTGTAGTCGAAGTTGACTGAGTAGTTACTTCGTTGGGCAACTGATTGCTCACAGTGTATGTGTTGCCGTTGATGGCATATTGGTCCTGTGTAGAATCTGTTAATGAGAAGTTTTTCACAATGTGGAAGTCTAATACTTCTTTGTATGTGCCGCCTCTACAACCATCGCGGAATGTTAAAGGAACTGATCCACATGCACTAATAGTTACAGCGTTTTGATTACCGCTGTAACTAGGTATTGCTGTATAACCGAATCCACCTGAACATTCAAACTCTTTGAGGGTTGCTGCAGGTGTGCCTTTGATTGTGATAGTCTGTGTGTTAACAATTACTTGATCACCAGGTGTTAAGCCTATCATATCATTTTCTGTTAATGTTATACTTGGCGTAGGCCTATAGATTGGTGCTACAGCAGTTGGCCCGGCCGGTTCGTAAACGTAGCCGCCGCCTGCTGGTCTCTTTCTTGTAGGAGTCACTGTCATTAAAGGCACTTCAGTGTACTGAATGTCTGGATCTAGTGGAGCATCCTCACTCGGTATAGTCTCTGAAGGGGTTAATGTATCAGAAAACTGTGTGGTTAATCCTCTTAATGTAGTACTGTCGTATACTAATCCGCCTGGTATAATAGTAGGATCACCTGCTGGAATAGTTGTAAATGTTACCACAGAACTGTCACTGCCATCACCTGACCCATCTGTGCCAGGGATAAATGTTGAAGATCTTGTACGCAACACATTGTCTGTGCCCGTGCTTCCATCAAAACCTGGTACGCTGATAGTTTGTATATCATAATTACTGCTTGCAATCTTTAACAGTTTTTCATCTATTAAATCATTACCCCAGAAACTGGAATTACCAAACTTGTCAGAACCTGGATACAGTGCAATGTCAACACCTTTAATTGCTCTTCTTGCAATAGGTATTGGTGGAGCAATAGGTGCAGCCAATGGTATTACTCGGCCTCCACTTGCACGTTGTTGTGTAACATTCACATATCTGTTATCGCCTAACGGCTGAAGCCTACCAACATTTTGAGGATTAACAGTTTTGACTGTCTTTTTAAATATGCTTGGCATGTGTGTGAAACCTGCCATTGGTGCTAAACTGAATCCGCCAAAGTTATGCGAGTAGTTTAGGCCTGCAACGTTAAAGCGGAATGAGCCACCGCCGCCTGCGTATGGACCAGTCGGCAAAATTGGACTAGCAACTTTCAACTTAGTAGTTGGAAGACCAGTTGGGTTAATAATTGGCGTTGTTGCCACGCTACTGGTATTAGGATTAGTTGTACCGTTAGAAACACCAGTGTTTAATTGTCCCGGGTTAGGGTTACTTTGTGCAGTACCTATAGCTCTGCCAGTGTCAGTCAGAGTAGGATAGCAGATCATGTATCTGTACACACTGCTTCTCTTGTCAACTTCCACAACAAGATTTCTGCCTTTGGTGTGATCAAAATTAAATTCTAATACTCCACAATACTTAATACCTCCTGGTACACCGTTATCACGTATATAATCTTTTGGAAACTGATTGGGGTTTACATTTCCAGGGAGATTCCAGTTTATATTTGGATATATATTTGTATTTGTGGTTGTGATTGGATTCAATCCTCTGCTGTCAAATAAATCTTGCTTTTCTTGGGCTGTGGCATTCCTCAAGAGTCCGCCAGTCCATGCAACTCGTTGCTTGCCAGCAATATTAGTGCCGCTGTACTGATAAACACTCAGTGAGTCTGTTGCTGCATCCATGTCGATGATCAATTTGATTGCGCCGTCAACTGCATCTATCTGGTAATACCATGCATCGTCAACTCCATTAGTTGTTGTGGACTGCTCCTGGTATTCGCATTTTTCATACACTGTGACCGTTGGTGGTGGCACATAAGGTTGTTGGCCAACTTCAATAACGACTAATACGTCAGTGTCGATGTTGCCTTCGGAATCTGCTATATCGTATGTGAACGTATCGCCGCCTTCATATCCTGTTTCAGGAATGTATGTAAATGATCCGTTTGATGCTAAATTAAATGTACCAGCATGATGCTCGGGCGGTCTATTCAGTGTTACAGTTAAAGAGTCACCTTCGGGATCACTGTCGTTGTCTAACACATTGCCAGTAAACTGTGTTTCGAAAGCAGTAAAATACTGATCTACAATGGCCTCTGGCGGTAAGTTTGGTGGAGGTGGTGGAGGTGGAATAACCAAAGTACCACAACCTTGTGTTGGCGGTGTATGTACCACATAAGGATTGACCACCACTGCACCAGTGTTGTTAGTTGCATAGCCTGATGGTGTTGGGAATGTCAGTGTTGGTATACCACTACCACTACCGGGAACTGGTTGCTGCACAGATTTGTTGTGAGATAATAGTTCTCCAACAATGTATGTGTGTGCATCAGTGACAGTGATAACAACAATATCGCCAGCAGCTTCGTCATCTTCTATGCTGACAACACTGTGTCCTTGCACATCATCGCCTACTTTTAAATCTTGTACTTCTACCCAATTTTCATTTACTTTAAATTTGTGTGTTAATGAACCTATGAATTCAAACCCATCATCAAACGTGACTTTTGTTCGTTGCTCCTGCTTGATCTCAACATACTCAACATCATACAAGCCAAACTCACCTGTGTGCTCGTGTGCAGTGAATACTTTGTCTCCTACTTGTAAGTTGCCCGCGGGTTTTGTTTTACCGTCTTGTGATATCTTAATTGGCATCTCTGGTGCGGGACAAGATGTAGTAACAGGAGGATTAGTTATAGTTTGAATAGTGCCCAGCAAATTTAAAAATGTCTGACTAGCACCCGACGCTGTTGGTTTAACTGTGCCACCAAATGTGCTGTTGATAAATGTGTTATTGGTACCCAGCGATGATGCAGCAGTTTTGCCCCTGGTTCCTGGATTGGTAAAATTATTACCTGCTCCACTAGTTGCAGTGCTGTACCCGCCAACGCTTGTGCTAGGATTAAAATAACTAGTATTTAATTTGGTACTCATTGGTGTTACACTTGCACCTGAGCTTAATGTTCCTCGTTGTGCTTTTTGACTTATCTTTGACTGCCCAGTACTGGTTTTATTGAATCCTTTTAACTGAGAGCCAGGAGAACCCACTGGCAAATTGCCTGTCTGCACTAGGTTTGTTGTTGATATTCCAGCAAAGTTGTTTACATAAGGAGATGATCCTCTGGTTTGTCCTAACATGCCTCCAGTGGCTGAGTTATGCAGTGGATTCTTGAGCATGGGTATACCCATTGTAAAACTACCGGGTGCTTTAATCCAACCACGTCTTAATGCAAAGCCTCTGTTCAATGCCTCGATCATACCATCTAAACTTGTAATGTTGTCTATTTTGATATTAGAATTGTTTAATGATATAACATCATGATCCAATGTATTCATCACAGTGGTGTTTGCATCCATGTTGATAGTTTGATCATTAAATGGATATGCACCAGCAACAACAATAGTGTTTGCACTTGGAATTTTGTCTACTCTATAAACCCTGTTGTAGAATTTTTCCTTTGAATTATGAATAGCAATCTTTTTATTCTTGTAATCAATTTTGATTCCATGAGGTTCACTTGTTGTGATAGTGATATAAGGTGTTACAATATTGCCTGTTGTTGGCCCACTAGCAATATAAGGAGCCTGTATACAGAATGTGTTTGCACTTGCACTTTCTACTGGCCACTGTCCGCTATAAGGCCCTGCTACAATTTTAACTGTTTGTCCGCCGAGGAATCCGTGTCCGTCTGAGGTTATTTGTGTCCTATTAAAGAAACGCACAGTCATGTTTGCAGGCTCAACATTACCACTTAGTGTTTCATTAATGGTAAATGTGCTGTTTGCAATATCAATATTAGATGCTTGATATGTATTGCCAAATAGTATTTGTTCATCAGGTGTAATGTTTGATGTTGCAAACCCTACGGTTGTGTTTACATTCACACTTAGGTTATCAACTGTGGTATAAATCTTGACTGTGTTGTTGCTGATTCTTTCTGCAAATCCACTAGCAAAACCACTAATACCAGGATTGATATCTGTAATTGCTTTGACTGTTCTAGGGCCAATTGACGAAACATACTTTTCAGTCATTGCCACAGGAGTAATATTGCTCAGCCTAACCGACTTGTTGTTTACAACTTCTTCATTTACCCAGACAACAAATTTATCACTGGTATCCACGTCTTTGATTGCAATATGGTAATCTAAGAATCTTCCTAAGTCTATGTTGCCAATCTGATTGCTGTCAGTATAATTAAACAGTGACACATTGCTATACAAGTATGCTGTTTCGTCATCTCCTTCACGCTCAACAAAACTGATGTCTGTGTTCGCTTCTTTGAATTTATACACATTCCAATGTCTGTTTTCGCTTATTGCAACATGGACTGTGCTGTTAGCATCTGGCTGTATCAACAAACTACTATTAAATAAATCGCCAATGCTAGGCACATCAAATGCACTAAAGTCTACATTAGAACTGTTTACATAACCAGCATTAGGAATTTTTGTGAATCTGCTGTCATTTATACCTGTGTAATCAACATTAGCAGTGGTTGGCCACAGGTTGTTTTCCCTAACGCCAATTGGCTTTTTGAGGAATCTCTCAGTGTCGTCAATGTCTATCAGTATCACATCATCGGTTTTAACATCTGGTGTGATTTCATATATTCTTTTTGTTTTTGTGAGTATTGCAATATCATCGCTGGTGGTTGTTTTAATATTTAAACTAGCACCAGGAACATCACCAAAGTACGCATCTTCAAAGTCAATTGTAGGTGACTCCACAAGATAAATGTTTGCACCTGCTGCTAATCTATTGCCTGGTAATGTTTCAACATTGTGAATTGTTAACTGACTTGTGGTCAATGTATACCTGATATCTCCCACAGTATTAATTAATTCAACTCCATCCACAAACACATTAGCATGAGGATATGTAATATCGTTTTGTTTGACAATGTTGTTGGCATCCAGTGTTTGCGATAGAGGAATGTTTACATTTCCTGAATTAACAAAATCATTGTCGAAGTCTATTGCACCACTTGTACTGATGTTAAAATCAAACTGCTGTCTGGAGCCTGCATCGTAAATCCAATTGTTGCCGTTATCAGATGACACAGTTGAACCTGCTACTGTGACAATTATATCATCAACAGTGGTTGCTCCTGTCCCTAATGTTGGGTGATTGTCAACGGCAGAAATACTGTATCTCTGATGCGGCTGATATCTATTAGGAGTTAAGTTTAACGTTGACAGAGTTGCTCCATTTTCACTTAATGTGAAATCGTTACCTGAAATACTTAACACATGTTGCTGTATAACATTACCGCCTTCTAGCACATTACTTGTAATGCTTGATGCAGTAATACTTGAATTGATTGTTGCATTACTGTTAATTGCTGTAACAACATTAGCCACACTGGTCACACTGCTTAAATCTAAACTAACACTTACATTAGAACCATTCACTGTACTTGTGATGTCTAACAAACTCAATGTGCCTGTTACATCTGCATCCGTAATTGCATCTGTGCTGACCGCTATAGGTTTATTAAATGTTGTACTAATATTTGAAATATTTAATTCTGCTGCAATAACCTGTAATCTAACTGGTTGTTTGTATCCTGAGCCTGCATTAGTTATGCTCACTGATTTTAACACACCGTTGGCTTCTAATTGTGCAACCGCGGTTGCTTGTTCTGCAGGTGTGCCAGTAGGCGCTGCTATTTCAATACGAGGTACTCTGTGATACTTGTGTTTGGCCTTTATAATTTTAACACGATCAAGCACACCTGTGGTATCTTCTGGGAACGCCAATGTGATCAACTGTGGATCATTTGTTATCTCACTCTTTTGTAATTTTAACTCAATTGCTTGATCATTTTCTAAATCACCAAAGTCGCCTGCTTTAATAGCCCATTCATCGTATACAGTCATTTCGCCTTGTACAATGTTTGTGCTCTTTGCTATTCTGCTTAAACTTGCTACAGTTCCTTTATTCTGTAACATGCCTTTGTAGAATTCAAATTGATCATCATCTTCTACTTCAAGTACATTTAGATATTCTTTTTCTTGATACCCAAACAGACCCCTGGCTTGTTCGTATATTTGTTTTTCTACAGGTATAAAGCCTAGTTCGTGATAACGCCCTAAACTCTGTGCCATATTGTCTAAGTTAGGTTTTAGTTCGTCATTCTGAATGATAAAACCTTCGGTACTGAATAATCCGCTCCAATTTGCAGTACGTTTGCCTTTAACTTTTAATCTAGGCTGTGCATGGCCGTGCACAGGATCAAATAATACGTCATTGAAGTTGGTTACGTTGTCAAACACTAACGCATGTTCAATTTCTTTAGTATACAATATTGTGCTATAAATCTGTGAACCTTCTGGAGGAACAATTTCGATTGTGTTACCTTCTCTGACTATTTCACATAACTTAGGTTCAATTGCTTTTCCGTCTTGATCAATTAATGAAAATTGATTTTTATCTGTTCTATTAATAGCAGCTATCATTCCGGTGCTGCTATTGAATACTAATCTATTTGCACAAGGACTGAGCTCTAGTGTGTTGTTATTTTCCCAGCCCCCGGATACCCAGAACAAGAATTGGCGTACAACATAATTCCAATTTCTAACATCATTGATGCTTGAATCAAAATTACCAAAATCAAAACCAAGACTTTCTTGGTATGCTCCTAGGCCAACAATAACATCAACTACTTCCTGATAAGTTTTGTATTCTGTTTGATAATCAATTCTGTCCACATAAGGTAAACTGTCCAAGAACAATGTTGCTTTGACACTGCCTGTTTGTGGTAAACTTGGCAGTCTATTCCATAAACTGGACATAAAAGTCTGACTGCTAGGCACCAACGTAGGAGCTCTGTAGTAACCGTTATTGTAACTTACAATAGTTTCTTTTGGATAACTTTTACCTGGTTCCCAAATTTGATAGTCTACAGCATTGCCGCCGACTTCAACACTGGATGTCTGGCCTTTGTAATTTCTGCGTAACACTTCAAAATAACCAAAGTTTTTATCATATCCTTTGATTTTATAACCGTTAGCAGTTTTTTGTATGTGCATGCCAGAATACGAATTTCTATTTTTGTAAGGCGAACTGTGTACTACAACATCAACATTTTCGTTTGGTATTACCAAACTCTGAGATGTTGTGGTAAGACTAGTTTGATCTGCCCTCACTGACAAAGTATCTTTATCAGTAAAGCCTGCTAGTCTGTGTGCTAATTTTATGTTAACTTTTCTCAGTTTTTCAGCATAGTCTGTTGTGGTATTTAAATCCTGATATGTTAACCAACTGTGAACAAACTGTGTGTATCCTGAATTGATCACAGTGTTGCCGGTGTTGTCAACTGCACCGTGTATACAGAAATGATCTTGATCTACAAAGTCAAATGGTGTTCTGGTTGTGCTGTTAATGATCTTTGTTTTATCTAACAACGGCGATGTGATTCTAGTAGGATCAGAAAATTGTGTAACAAACTTACCAGGACGTGATAACAGTAATGCTTCTACAACAGCAAACGGATAAGCAACACTGTATTTCCATGCATTCTCTACAGGTGCTCCGTCCCCGAATCTCCAAACACTGTTGGCCAAGTCAGTATCATTATTTGGGGCAACTGTTAGGTTACTTGATATAGCAACTAACGATCCTTCTTCGGTAATCGAGCCTGTGTTGTTTTTGGTTGGTTCAACTGGTTCTGTCCAGTACTTTCCTTGATATGTATTATCGCTTGATCCAACTGTGCCGCCAATTGCAAACGGGAACATTGGATCTCCGTCATTGTCAATCGTAGCAACATAGAACCAAATTGGAGTTGTAGGACTGTCAGGCGTTATACCGTAACGCAAATTGTATTTGCCTAGTTCGCCTGAATTGGGTGTGCCAACTTCGCCTGCATAAGTTGAAGCATTAGCAGGATTATAAGTGTAGTCTTGAATAAATTCGCCAGTGTGATCACCGCCTGGTCCAGAAGATCTATTATTTTCTTTTAGTTTAAATCCACTCTGAATGTTTGTGATATCATTGTTTACTACTTGGCCGTTAGCAGCATATTCTGTGTAACCATAAGGCCCGTATATTGGTAGTCCATCAAAACTCCAACCTACCACAGGCGAATGATTATCAGTGTCCCATTCTGTCAAACCAGCATGCTCTGGTTCAATAAAATAAGTTCCGTTTGCTGGTGCATCGCCCCTATAGGTATTTGTGTAGTTCCAATCACCTTCGTTGTTCCATGATTCTGCACTTCCTGGATTTAAAATAGGTGTGCCTGTTACTGTTATACCTATTGCATTACTGGAAATTGCAGTTGGCGTTTGAACAATAATGTTTGCTGCCTGGGTCAAATTATCAAATGTGTAGTTATACAATTGATATTTGGTATTTTCAATTTTATCTTCCACAAAAATATAAGGCGTTTCAAAGCCGTCTAATCCTTCTGCAAATCCACTACCTTGTATGCTAGGACTAATTGTACCATCGTAATCCCAGAATGTGCCTGCTTGCGGTGCTGCATTAGCATCAAACAAAACTCTCAGTGCAGCAGAACTACCATATGTAACATTAATGCCATTTGGCAAATTGCTTTGTCCAGTGCTGTCATAAAAAGTGTCTGAGACTGTTTGATTAGCAAGACGCCTGTTATTCCATATTTCTTCTCTGGTAGTTGTACCTGTGCTAGTAATTTGACCCGGACTTAACAGTTCTGCATCTGCATTTACAGGAATAAAGTCTGAAAGTCCTACACGGCGCCAATTGTTATCATTCTTGTAAGCACCAGTAGTAAAGTTTTCTCGGGAACCTTGTCTAATAATACCTTCCTCAAGGTCTTCCCACATGCTGAAATTTTTGCTACCGTATGAAGAGCCATACTGTGTTTCCCACCAACTTGGTTTTTCAATAAAGCCAAGCATCTCCCACGGATGGGTATGTGGTCTAACAGTGTCGTAGTAATATTCGTACCAGCCTCTCCAGTGTCCTGGTAAATCTAATTTACCTCTGTAATTCCAAGTCCATGTATTTGTTGCATCAAAATGCTCGTTTGTTACATGATCAACTTTGTTAATTTTTGCCCAGTCATTAAAACTGTTTCTCAACAAATCAGTGTATTCACGTGGTGCAAAATTGTTGCTTCTAAATTTACCTGCCCTAACGTCACCAACGTTTAATGCTGGTAAACTGTTTGCATCTCTGAACTTACTCAAAGAAGTATTATATATTCTTGTTTCAAATTCTAATAGTATATCATCAACAATGGTGTTTGTTAATGTTGTCTTACTGCCGTCGTGTCCAACTAACAGTTTAATAGGTGTTTGAAAACTATTGTCCGTTTCTATACGTGGAATGTATAATGGATAAATGCCCATTGTACTTGGGGTAGGCGGACATTCGGCACTGTCTCGCTCCTCGTTATATAACTTTGTGATAATAGAATCGCCAAGTTTTACAGTGGCTGACACATCTACTGTGATTGGGTTTGCAGATGATATTGTATAGTCTTCATCATTTGTAAGTAACTCTTGTTTTCCATTTTCAGGATCAAACTTGTAGACTAACAAACTGTTTTGCAGTGTTTCTAAATCTTCGTAGTTGCTTAGTGTATACGAAGTGTTAGATAAATCACTAACGTCAAACGTTTCTTCGATATAATTATCGCCGAATGGCAAAATAAATGTGCTACCAAAAACATTTTTACCAACACTGAAAGAGATCAAATTTCTCAGTACTTTTTCTAAAATGTATTCATTTGTTAAATTTTCTACAGGGAAAGAATTATAGTAATTTTGTATTTCCTTAACTAAACGTGATCTGTACTTTCCATACTCCTTAGCAGAAAAACGTAAACTTTCAATCAAGTTGTGTGGCTGATCATCAAGCAAAAACGCAGCTAAGATTATATCTTGCTCTGTCTGCACAATGTTTTTTGCATGTGTGACGTCTTTTGCTGTACTTGAGAAATTGTTAGACGCCAATACATCACCAGTAAAGCCTTCTTGTTTTTCAATAAATCTTTTGAAGTGTGACAAGTATTGCGGTTCTGCAACAAGTTCAATTTCACTGTTGAAAGGATTAGTTTTCCAACTCAATGGTATTTCATATCTACTGTCAGATATTTTTTCAATGCCGCTGTCACTGGCAACTTCAACATCTATGATGTCGCCTTTGCTAAAATCAAACTCATTAAATTTAATACTTGACGGTGACTGGTAAACATAATTGGTTACAATAGCACCATTCACCTTGACCAGTATGTCATATCCACTTGATGTAATAGTTGATGCATTTGGAGTTGCACCAATATTGTACACTATCTTTTCTTCATCAACATCTTGTCTTGTTACATAATGAGTGGTAATGATTTTTTGTTCATTTTTATCATCACTTAATTTCCAGTAAGAATGGTACTCAGGTGTATCTTTTAACAACTTGTAATAGTAACTTCCTAGAACAGTGTTCTTAGTTGAACTACCAAAGTTTTGGTACTGGACTCTATCTGTTTGAATAAAGTTTTCAAATGTTATTTCACTTACTGCTTTGTAAGGAGTATAAGATAGAGGAAAACCCAGCTCAGTGTCTGGTTTACCTGTGCCGATCTTGTATCCAAATATTTTGTTACCAACAAAGTCACTGTTGTTGTACAATCCAGTGTTGTTTAACTTGTTGCCTGCATCATCATATAGATTAAACAGTGGTGGCTGATTTACTTGAACTTTTTTCTGAGCTTGTGTAAAAATTGTACCGTTGTACAAATAATCAGCACCTTCGTACACATTACCTTTGGCAATTACAACAGTTTGATTTGCTTTGATTGCAGTTGAACTTGTTGCTGTGAGCACAATAGAACTGGTTGCTCCGGATACTTTGTAGAGATATACTTTGTTTGCTTCAGATTCATTAGGGAAGAACAGCACATCACCGTCCTGCACAACTCTAGTATCAATTGTTAAGTTTGCTTGACCTTCTACTTCTGCTTTGCTTAATGCAACAACTGCAACAGTTGCTACATCATAATTTGTATCACCATGATTATAAATCTCTAAGTCTTTGTTGAATTCAAGTATCGGACGCATGCTGCGATACTTTCTATCTGGTAAACTGTCATCAGCATCAAGGAAGTTGTTTCTATGATACCAATGGTTAACACGACTCCATGCATTTTTATTTTGTGAGCCACGCTCTATAGTAATATAATCTTTATTGTCGGCTTTGCTTCCTCCATAAAGTGTTGCTGAACTCAGTGATTTCTCAACAAGATAGATACTTTCACCAACACCGCCAACAATGTACTCTGTGCCTGCACGATGCTCTGCTGTTGTTGCAGTGCTGGCAGGAATCACATTGTTGTTGTCTGCGAACTGAACAATCATGCCGTTACGCAGTGTAACATTACCATACGAGTATGATTTTTTACCTACAACATCTTTGTCTATGTTTATGTAAGTTGTAGGTGTTATGGTTATTGTGCTTGGACCATCTGGGTACCAGTAATACTCCTGATAGTTAACAAACTTGTCAATGTCAATTGGAGGCATGAAAGTTCTATAGCGGCTACCAAATATCTTGTTGTGATTTTTAGTATCTACGCCATACACGTTTAAGATGTCTATGAACTCATCATAAAACATCAAGTTTTCACTTTCACCAGTTATAGTATTTAAATTGTTAATAGCAGGTGTTAAATTATAAATGCGTCTGTCTGCAGTGTCTTCTGCAACAAATGCACCTTGTACTTTTTTGTCTTCACCAGTCTGTTTGCCAATAAAACCACTTATAGGAGTGATATTGGCTTCGCTGTATAACTGCTCTACTGTGGCTTCAAAAAAGTTTTTGATTGCCTTTGTTTGCAGTACTACGGGTAACTGATTAAAAATTTTATCTGCCATTACTGTTGTTTACCTATCAGCTCTTAACGTTTGAGAACTAATCTTCTCAACTATTTCTATGTCACTAACTTTTGCAGTATTTAAAAACAGCTCATACGGTTCTGCTTTGATTTGAAATAAATCGCCAAAGCTGCCGCCGCTGTTTTTTGGTATAATAACAATACTGCCAATATTACTACCTAAGCGTTGATGTATATAACTGCTTAATTCTGTAAAATAAAATGTTTCGCCAAATTCCCAATTTTCAAGTGCAAAGAAACTGTTGAATGCAGTAATAACTTTACTCTTAATTTCATTGTCGGTCATTGTGGTGCTTGGTAATTTTACAATTCTAAATTTAGCCTGATTCTCTGGATCAGCATCTGCACCAAAGAGCAACTTAAATTGTGCACTCTTAAATATCAACGAATCGCTTACACTTTTAAATTCGTTTAACTTTTTAAATTCTGTTGCTAACTTTGCTGGAGTAGGTGCTAAAGGAAACTCAGTTCCTGGAACATTCTTATACTTTAATACACTATCATAATAATCATTTGTTAACACCAACATTTCAACAATGTTGCTAATACTAGGATCTATTCTCACATCTTTTGGAGCAACATGCTTCCACTTAAACACAATATCATCTTGTTCTATGAGTGCTGTGTTTTGTCCTGATGCTCTGCCATTTTTAACTATATAATCTGTGGTTTCTACTGCTGTTGCAGCCGTGTCTGCACTGTTTGGGGTCATTTGATAAATTTTGCCAGCAGTATTATCATACACAACTAATCCATTAACATTGTCTATGCCGGCTGCGGATGTTACTGCGCCGCCTAATTGTGAAAGATTTTTAACTATCAATATATCTGTTGTACTAATAGCGGTAGTGTCAGGCAAGCCTCCGGGCTTCATAGTGTCTGCTGCATAATCAAAACTTATACTGTCTTCGTTTCTGAAATCTGCAATATTGCCTGACATAGGTCTATTGTATGTATACCCATCAAAATCAGTGTAATTTTCAAAGAAAATCAAATCATTTTCGTCAACAAACTCTCTAAACTGTAGAGGTCTATCAGGCACTAAGTCGCCGTCAACATCTATAGGCGACACTACAACTTTTCTGTTATCAGTGTAACCGTCTGGATATTTTACTGGAGCAACAATATTCCAATCAATTTGCTGATCCAATTGATCTTTTGAGTTTTTGTATTTTACCACAATCTTGTCTTGTGTTGCTTGCCCTGAGCCGTCAAACGCAAAAGTGTAACGATTGTTAAACATGTTTGTGATAATCAAATTACCTGTTTGTGCTGATAAGTTTGCATTTGCTAACAGTATGCGTCCACTGTCTCCACTGATAACACCTGTTGTTCCTGAGGTAGTTGCTTCAAAGTTTTCAAACAAATTTGTACTAAAGTTATAATCTTTGTAGTAAACATTACCTTGTGCATCTAATATGTTATAGCCAAACGTTGTGTTAGTGAATGGTATCGTAATGTTTGCTGGCAACGATGTAATTCTACCTGAATTGTTTGCAATGGTCACATTGTTTGTGCTGGTTGTGCCTTGTGTGCCGTCTGCAAAATATGTGTTAAGAGACACTGTTGCACTGTTAACAAACAAATTTGATGATGTACTACCATTACGATATATACCTGCACTGGTCACATAATCAACGTCTACATCATACCATTTTAAGTTTCTTGTTCTCAATGATATGCCCGGATCGTAAGAGTTAGGTGTATACTTTTCTCCTGTGTCACCACTGATCCACACTTGACCAAACACATTGCCATTCAGATCCCAATTAAACGTTTCTGAGCTGCCAGGCTTATAATTAAGTGTTGTGAACGAAATTAAATCTCTGCTGGATTGATTATCGCTATCAGCAACTTTAACATTATTGATGTTGTAGAATTTTAAATCTGCACGGCTTTGAACAACGTATTGTTGTCCTCTAGTTGTAACAATATATTTGTAATTGTTAGAATCTATAGCAGTGTATGTGAATAGCAACAACCAACTAGCATCAATGCCTGTGCCTGAACTGTTTTTTGCATTGTCAGGAGACCACTTGCCTTTCTTGTCAATGTCAGCATTGAGTATTACATACCATCTGTTAAGTGCTGGATCAAAACCTAGTGCAAATGTTCTTTTGTTCTTCATCTCATTCTGAACTGCAACTTTCTCAGATGTGTTAATAACTTTACGCATTGTTGCAATGTACTCTTCTGCTCGCCAGCCGTCCTGAACAGGAGCCGCTAACTTAAATGGCCCAGTTGAAGTACTAAGTCCACTGCTAAGTAATCCGTTGTTTGCAACACTTACAATTCTTGTCCATTTATACTTAGAAGGTGTGTTTGTGTCAACAAACTTTATAAAATTATTTTCTGCAAATTCTTCAAACCCAAAACCAAACGAAGTGTCAAGCACCGATGAGTTGCCAGGATCTGATGTTGTTTCTAAAAAGTATCCGGTTTGATTTGTACCTGTCACAACAGGCAAAGTCTTCCACACAGCATTTTTTGTTTTGATATTAAATTTATCAATGTCTGTATCTGACCAACTTTCTCTGAACTGTTCATAAACAAAATTGTTCAGTTGTCTGTTTTTCAATATCAATGGTATATCGTATTCTACTGCTTCAACTACAGTGTTGTTTTCAGTAATAGAAATACTTTCTGTTTGTGGAGTATCTTCTATAAACAACGAACCGTCAGATGCAAATGTTTCTAAATTTTGATATGTACCTGTAGGATCATTGATATCGATATATCTGCTGTGGCCAGCATGTGTTTTGTTAATTGCTTTTAATTTTAACAAATTGCTAGTTTGACTAAACGGAAAAATATTATAGTCTTGTGCACTCACCATTCTGTTTTGTGTATAATACACTTGCGGTGCACGTTGTTTGATCGCTGTTAGTGTTTCAGGCGGCAAACTATTGCTTACACTTTCCTGTAAACTAAATGTTAATGTTAAATTAAAGGTTGTTCCTTGTACATTTGTGTAAGGGATGGTGACTTTAACATTTCTAGCATCTTCTGGTGACAGCACAAAATTTTCTGGATCACTAACTCTGAAGTATGTTCTAAAACGACCAAAAGGAATGTCACCAAAGTTTCCATCAGGAAATCTTAATTTAATACCAGCATTGTTTAAATTTTCTACAGCATACAATGTTCTTGTATCAAGTGCCAAATCGTTATAGTTTAACGTTTGTCCTACGGTGTTAGGTATTTGCTTCCACTTTTGTATAGTTGAACCATTTGTGTTTATTTCTTGTACATACACATCTGTTTCATTGATATTTAAAACATTGATTTCTTGTGTTCTGCTGGTTAGTGGAGTATCATAATTAAAATCTTGGCTTTGCAATACACCTTGCTTGAACATAACAAAGAAGCCAGAATTAATACTGCTGATGCCGTTGCCATCATTTCTATAAATTAAATTAAAGTTGTTGATTCTATCTGGGTGTCTTTCGTAAAAAGCGCCGCCGTCTTCAAAATCAGGATTAACAATTTGGAATGCTCTGTCTGTACCACTTACTGATAAATTAAAGTCATATGCAACAGGTGCTGTTACAGGAGTATTAATTTCATACAAGTCTGTTGCTATGTTTCTTACTTTACCTGATTTTGCAGGGGTGCTAAATCTGTTGTTGCCTCCCATTGCGGCATTCAGTATTGTGACAAACTGCTCAAAACTGTCTGGGTTATTTGCATCGTCCCAGAACACATTGATGTTGTTTAAATCATTTCCCAGACTGTCTTGTAGAGGCTCTGATGTTCTGACTGCTACTAGTTTCATTAAACCACTAGCAGGTAAATTTCTACGTGGATTGTATCCTAACTGTCTTGCTAGTTTAAACACACTGTCACGTCTCTCAGCAGTTTCCAAAAAGTTTTCTCTGCTGTTCAAGTCCATTCTAAATGCAAGACTCTGACTGAGGTAGGACAGTAATTCTATGATTGCAATAAATTCAGAACTTTCAGTGTAATCATTAAAACTTTCTGGGTAGTTTACACGCACATACTCTACTAATGCTGCTCTGATAGTATCAAAGTCATATGCTTGGAAATTCACTTCGCTGAATGCTTTATATGCTACCTTCCAATCTTCAGCGGCAAATAAGTTATTTTGTCTGTTTACTAATGCCATCTATTATACCTGCTCTTCTCGAGTGAATTCCAAATACAGCGTATCTTTGCTGTTGAGAATTACATAATTTAATTCTACCTCTGCTCTCACAGAATGATCTTGTGCATACACATCAATGTTGATTAATTCTACACGTTGCTCTTTTGCAATTATTCGTTCTATGTCTTGCTTAATTTCCTCAGTGGTAAACGTGTCCTCTGGGTTCATCAGCAGGTCCCAAATAATACTGCCAAAACTAGGTCTCATTAATCGCTCACCTTTTCGAGTATAAAACTCATTCAGTAAGTCACGTTTTACTAACTCTACATCTGTGAGTGTAAAAGGTGCCTTAACCTTGTCAACAGTGCTGAAACCTTTGAATAACGTTGCCATACACATATTTATCCAAATCATAAACAATAGTTTTAATACTTGAATAAAAAGGTTGACAACAAAAATAGTGTGTGTATAATAGACGATAATGCAGTAACGGTGCTGCAGAAACAGGCAGAGATGCCACTAAATTCACCCTTAAGTTAGGATAAACAGTGATGTTTAAATTAACACGTGAGTTTGAGGCCATTTGGGAAAAGGCGCAGGCAGTTAATGCAAAATCTTCAGAACAGCGGTTCTACAAGATTTTTCAGCAAACTAAGCGTTTTGTCACAGTTGGCTTGTACGATTCAGTTACCAAGAAGTATGAGCTGTTTGACACAGTTAACTTTGCGGGTAACTATCGATACGATAAGACTCAAAAGCCGCAAGAGCTTGAAACCATGGAAAAAATGGTGAAACAAGCCGGCTAAGACTAAATATGTGTGTAGGAAACTACACACATATTTTTTACACTGGAGAGGTAATGACCAATAAGTCATTGAATAACACCTTAGAAGAAGAATTAAGAATAATGGTCTGTGATCAATTATCTACTATCAATGCACTCAAGTCAGAAATTGAATTACTTAAGAACACAATCAAAGATGAGCAAGATGCAAAATATCGTGCTTATGTGAGAATTTCTGATTTACAGAGACAAGCCACCAGTAAGTAGTAGATTGTTTCTTTGGGAGTACAGCCATTTTGCCTGTTCTTCAAATGTTACCCTAGAAAGGAATGAAGGGAGTTTGATGATGTCTGGAGTTTGGAAAAGTTCTCCTTCGTATTGTCTACGCTGATAATGTGCCATCTGAAAAGTTGGTACGCCGCCTTGCATTAGAGAAGAATGTGCTGTTAACAAAAATGGCACTATTGCAAAGTTTCCGCTATTCACTGCCCCCAACACTTTGCTTTTTGCAAAGTTTTCTACACCAATGTGATTTGCTAAACTTATCATTGCTAAGTATTGATTATCGCTCAACGATCTAGTAATCAACTGTTTGACAGTACCTTCTGTGTTTCTTAAATTTGCTTGTGTAAGCATAGCGTTGCCTACATTACCTAGCCCAGTATCAAATGTGACTACTTTGTTACCGTTCGCTCCAACGTAAATTGTTTCTTGTCCAAACTGTTGTGTTTGTATGCCTTGTGCTAACAGTGCTTCTGCTTGCTGTTGTGGATCAGGATATTGTGTTCTTGCTGCACTGATCCTGTTACTCATGCTACGAAGCTCACCTTTTGAGAGATCTGCTGGCATACCCTTAACATCAAATGCTAACTGTTTGGCATTATTTTGTATATTAGTAATTGTTCCATTCATTCCCAACTTCATAGCCCCCTGGGGACTCATTGTTGGTTGTCTCACCGTAGGTATACTGCTGTTTAAACTAGCATTGAGCTGACTTATCAATTGATCGGTGTTTTGCTTATTTTTAGCAATGGTAAAATTGTTTGTAAACTGACTAGGATTGGTATACACAGGATTACCGTTCTCATCATAAGAACCTTGTGCTAACCCATCAGGCGTGTTCACGTCTGCAGGACTATTTGATAAACCATTACTGTTTGGATTTAAACCTTGAGATACACTTTCGTCTGGTACCATGCTGTCTTGATCATCATTAACTGGGTTAGGAATACCGTGTCCTGCAAAAGGCTCTGCTGTGACTAGTACGCCTACAATGGATTGCATTTCGGCACCGCTACCGGAACGTATTCCTCCACTGGTAACCGGAGACTCAGCTGCCCTGTCATATGTTGGTGCGTCTTTGGGCTGATCAAATTTTTGGTTTGTTGCAGTAGGTGTAGCAACCAATGCTTCTGCAGGATCACGTGCATCAGGTCCTCCACTGTTTAACAATATTTGACTGCCTTTTGCAACAAAATTTGCGCCAGTTGTTAACACAATTGCACTGCTTGCTTTTGTTGAGAATCCAGCACCTGCTGCCTGCTCAATGTCAGAAGCTGCTTTGAGACTGTATTTATTACCTGTGGTTACACCAATTTGTCCTGCGGCGTTAATATGATGCTCGCCTTGCATTGATGTTTGGAAAGTGTTAAATTCTGCTTGCAAGTGCATCTCTGCTAATGCTTGCATTCTTATATTTCCGCCAGCACCTGAACCATCTCCTAGATACTGTTCACCATCAAAATCTTTTGCAGCTTTGATGTTTATGTCTTGTCCGGCTTCTAGATTAATATTTTGATCTGCTCTTAGATTAAAATTTTTCTTTGCTCGTAAATTAATATCACCTTCGCCGTACAAGAAAACATCACCAGTCTGCGAAAACTCCATCCATACTGTGCCATCGCGATTGATCATGTATATCATGCCTGACGTATCGTCTAAGAGTAGTTGACTGCCTTGTGCAGAACGTATTCTTATTTGTCTCGAACCTAAGTTGTCATCTAATGTTATACTGTGGCCGCCTAATCTATAATTAAAATTATCTGGGTCGCGTGGACCTGGCGTGAGTAAACCAAATACTTCGCTAGGCGACTCACGACGTGCTGTTGCTTTGCCTGCCCCTCTAATAGGGTCACGTGCTAGTCCTTGTCTCACAATACCTTCTGACAAAGTGTGCTGTATAGGTCTGAAGGTATCGTTGTGATTAATATCTTCTGTGCGTTTATTTTTTTCAACTACAGGAAGCTCTATGTTTGGAGACTGATAACTCTTATTGCCTGCTTGGCCAGGAATCATAAAATTAAATTTGTCGCCAAACAAGCAACTTATAACCAGAGGATATTTGGTATTACCGTCGCCAAATGCAACCAAAACCAAGTTACCGTTATCTGGCACTGTTGCCCAAAAGCCGTAACTGCTCATAGATTGTTCTGGTAGATTTATATCTGTACCGACTGCTCTAGGATCGGTGGTGCCTGCAAAAGGGCTTGTCCATATTGCATCAAAGTATCCTGCAGTGGAGTTTTTGTCTTTGCTGATTGCTGGAATAAAAACTCTGCAACGGCCTGTTCTACTGATATCTTTTGTGGAAACTACTTCGGCAAGATATATACCAAAAACTGCATCTTTGCCTGTGTTCAGTTTTTGAGTAGGATTCTTTTTACTCGACTTGTTGTAGTTTGCATTAATAGACATTATGATTCAGTCTCCTCTGGTGCTTTATCTATCTTTTTGAGATCCAACGCAGTCTGTTTTATGAGTTCTAACTCTTGTGTGAATTCTCCTCCACTGAACATACTAGTAACTATTTTGACTTCGTATAATCCTGTGATAAAGTATCCTGTGCCCATTTTACTCCAATATCCTGAGTTATCTGCAGCATCTTCGTCTTCAACATTAAAGTCAAATCTTCGAGGTGTTTGAAGATCAAATAAAATGTAAATTTTATCTCCAGTAAATCTAACACCATTTTCTTCAGATACATCTGTTGTGTCTTCTGATCCAGGTCTTTTTGGTTCTGCTTTATCACTTGATGCAGGTCCCAAAAACCACGGGTCACCTTTAACTTCCATGTCTAATTTAACCAAGAAATCAGTTGCACCATGTTGTTGCATCAAATATCCAAAAATTGTGTTGCGAGGAGTTCCGTTGTATGTGCCGTCTTCTGCTTGGTTTGGAATAGTGCGTGATTGCACTGCTTCTCTGGTGTGCCCTTCTTCGCCTTCATCTTGTTGTTGTACATTAGAAGCCAGTTGCTGGGCTGCGTTTAATGCTGCAGCTTGATCAAGTCTATCACTTACACTGCCAATGATATCTGCAGAATATGTTGTGCCACTAAGTGTGGGTGCATAATCGCTCCTGTCAACATTGTTTACGTTATCACTGGTAGTTTGTACACTGGATGTTGTTTGTGCATTTCTTAACGCCTGTGCTGAACCTTTATTTTTTAATGCTGTTTTGATTGCTTCAGCGTTTTGTCCGTTTCTGTTTGCTACAGCATCTACTATTTCTGCCTCTGAAAATCCAAGCAATCCTCCCAGTCGCTGAATGTCTTCTTCTCGCTCTGGTGTTTGCTGATTGAACAAATTGTCAACTGCGGCAGTTCTATCTTTTTCATTTGCAGCTTTTACAGCGGCAGTTGCTAAATCGTTGCCTGTTAAGTCTTCATCTGGTGTTGCAGAATTTGAAACTGTTTTGCTGAGCACCGTGCTGAAATCTCCGGAGACGCCGCCGGCAGGAGCAGTTAATATAGCAACACCTGCTTTATAGTCTATCCTAACATTTCGTATTTGATCATTTAAACCAGTAAACAAATAATGGTATGCTTTGTGTACAGGTATCTGGTCAACTCTTGCTTGCACTTCTTCAGATGTTAAACCTGAATTTTCGTTTATCTTGGCTTGCACAGTGTTTGTGGCTGTTTTGTACATCACAGGCTTGTACACAACATCTTTTGCATAAACATTACGTTTTTCATCAAATGCTACATACGTTACTCCAGCATTAACTTTGAACCAATTAATAAATGCTTGATCTTTTTTAACTTCGTCGCTTTCTGGATCAGCGCCTTTTACAGCTCTTGTTGCTCTAGCAAAAAACTCATCATTCATAGACAACAGTGTTGCTATGTATCTTTCAATGGTGACCCCTTCTCTGACTGTTACACGGTTCTCTTCAACTACAATATCAAGTGTGCCTTCGTCTTTGGCTGCTCGTTCGAGTATGTCTTGATATTCATCTTCTGTTTTGTCTTCTAATTCAGGATTCATAATCCTGTTGATTTCTTCTGCTCTTACATCACTAGATGTAGTTATAGAGTCATCTTCTAAACCATGCTCGCCGCCAATAAGTCCAGAAATATCAATGTCTATTCCGTCTTGTATTTGGTAATCATTGTTATTACCTGCATTGTGCTCGTTTATTTTTTTAACTAAATTTTGCACATGCTCGGTGATAGTTGTGCCTTTTGATTCTAATTTTTTAGGCATCCTAAACTTATCATCGGTGTATGCTAGATGATCAATGTTTACCGTTTCAAATGCATAAGTACTGCCGGCTTCGTCTATTTCTAAGGACACACTTTTTATTGCTAATCGCATTCTATATGGTCCTGCAGCTATAATAGCCTCTCCACCATTGTCCTCATCTTCAATATCTGCTTTGTATCCTTTAAACACAATCTCTAAAAACACAGGCACATCGTTAGACAAAATCTTGTCACCTAAAAATGCTTTTGCGGCTATAATTTGGTCCATAAAATCTGCAGCACCAGGCTGAATGATGTCAAAGTTTACTTGGGCTACATTCATGTTGTTACCTGGTCCTGGGGCAGCTCTGATTTCTAAATTATCAATTTGTGCACCAGTAACGCCTGTTTGTGCTAGTACTACTGTTTGATTGGGAGGAGCAGTGTATGCATTTTGTAAGTATCCGCCTTGTCCACCACTGCTAGATTGCGGAATATCTGCTCTTTCGTCTGTGGGGCCGCCTTCAGGTTGTTGTTGTTCTCCGGGAGGATTAGTCACAGGAGGAATCATGTACAATTTTAAATTGTACTGATAGTTATCAACTTGATCAAGTATATTGCCGAGCACATCTCTTTTGAGAAACGGCTCATATTGTTTTTCTGCTGTTATGGCCATATTACGATGCTAGTGTTTCTACTGTTTCTTTACTAGGCAGTGATATTTCTGTTCCTGCTTTGAAATCTCTGATGGGATCTTCTATGATATCTAAATTTCTCAAAGATACTATCCACCAGACTCTGCTAGAACCGTATTTGTCAAAAGCAAATAAATCTGGACGCTGGTCGTATTTGGCCTCAATAGTATACTTTTCGTCTGCTATGCTTTTAGGCACAGTAGGCAAAGTGTTAACATCTAAAAAGATATCGTATACTTTTGTTCTTTTTAAAAAACTATCTGGTCTATGAATTTTAGCCATTATACAAATCCGTCTCTATAATTTTTACCTGTAGTAAAGTCTTGTAACCTAAATCTTTTACGCAATTTGTGCGGAGTATAACTTGGTTGCAAGTTAATTTGTGTGTTCATCATTGTGGGCACATAGGTTACTTCTTTGCCAAGTACGTCTGTTGCCACAGGAATATAATCTACATCTGCTGTGTATGTGATACTGTACGAAGTAATGACAACAGGCACTCTGTTGAATCCATGGTGTCCTAAGTACTCAAACAACAACACTGGCGGCGGAGTACCATAGTACCCATCTGCTACTGCAGCATCACCAAAAAAGGACTTTGTTGAAACTTTACAAAAATGTATCACTGCCAACATATATCTTGCTTCATCAATGGTGTTAGCACTAAAATCTGCTGTTACCGGAAACGCTGGCGGTATGGTATTTTTGTAAGTCATCAACGGATAGTTTTGTCCATGAAAGTCAGGCATGTTGTAATTGACTTGTGAACTTAAAAGAATATCAGGCGTGTACTGCCACACTAAGCCTCCTGCATCATGCAACGGCTTTAACAAGTAATCTACATCACCTGTGATATCAGGATCTGCTCCTTTCCAAAATAAATCTCTACCACCATCTTTTGGACGCAATCTTGCTCGCCAATCATAATCGGTAGTGATGCCTGGTTGTTGTACAGGACTTCCTTCGCCGTCTACTTGCTGAGATGGCCCGACAGTAAAGTTTTTTTGCTGGCCAGCAAGACGGCTGAGGAATTCTGGCCCTGTTACTGAGCCTAGATTTTTGTTGTTACCTGTTCCGCTATTTTGTGGCATACTAATCTCCTATGCATGTATTTATCGGTTTCATAAAACACAGTTTTAATTGCTGAGTAGCGATAAATACCTGTACTACAAAAGGTATATTTCTACTAAAAGTGGCAAAAACTGGCAGGTTTTTGCTTGACATACAGATATAGTTCTGTATAATGTGTAGAATACTGGAGGTACCAACTATAATGAAAAAACCCGGAACAGTCAATTATTTAAATAACAAAGACATATTAAAAGAAATAAACAAGAGTAAATTAACGTATTGTTATGTGCAGGACGAGAAATACAGCAATTACGATGTAATTGTACACAATTTGTCAGAAATCAACGACGCAGCTATTCAGCAAGCAAGACTTAACAAAGCAGCAAAAATTCAAAGCGAAGCCTATCAAGCAGCAATGCTCACGCACGATAAAAAAGATTATCGCAACAAGCCAAAGCAAAAAGAGTTTGCTGTAGACCCAGAAAGTTTTGATATTAGCGAATTAACCTTTAGAGTTATGGACATGGAACACATTCCTCTAGAAGAAGGCAGAAAAAAGAATCCAAAAACAGAAGCAGACAAAAGAGCAAAAGTAAACTTTCCTGCATTCAAACATTATGCATATCAGTCAGGTGAGCTCAAAGAGGTAGTACGCAGTCACTGGCAAGGTAGTTTAAGCAATGGAGAATTTAGTGTAAGCCATGGACAACTTACTAATAAGTTGGGCACCATGTTCCTCAAGTTAGTTGAACGTTACAGTCACAGAGCCAACTGGAGAGGCTATACTTATGTTGATGAAATGCGTGGACAAGCTCTAGTACAACTATCACAAATTGGTTTACAATTTGACGAATCTAAATCAGACAATCCTTTTGCTTACTACACAGCAGTAGTAAACAACAGTTTCACTAGAGTTCTCAACATTGAGAAGAAAAATCAAAACATCAGAGATGACATTTTAATTGAACAAGGACACTTACCTAGTTTCAGCAGACAAATTGCACATGAAGAAGAAATGAAGGCACTGAGAGAGTCTGTAGAAACTGACACGGACAACGTTACAGAGTAAATTTTTATGAGTCAACTGTTTAAAACAGCGGCCTGCTTTACGGATATTCATTATGGATTAAAGCAAAACAGTCGCTTACACTTAGAAGACTGCGGTAGATACATTGACTGGTTTATTGCTGAAGCAAAAGCAAGAAATGCAGAAACATGTATATTCTTAGGAGACTGGAGTCATCACAGAGCAAGTATTAATGTTGCAACAATGAATGCAACAATTAAAGATTTAAAAAAGCTCAACGATGCATTCGAAAAGGTTTATTTTATCACAGGCAATCACGACTTATACTATCGTGACAAACGTGAAATGAACAGCATCGAATATGCTAGAGATTTAAGTAATTTTGTGATGGTCGACGACATGTTCTTGGAAGATGACGTTGCTATTATACCGTGGCTGGTAGGAGATGATCACAAAGTGGTTTCCAAGATGGAGTGTAAGTACATGTTTGGTCACTTTGAACTTCCTTATTTTAAAATGAACGCAATGGTAGAAATGCCAGACCACGGAGGCATCAACGATAAGATGCTGAGTGGTCCCGAATATGTGTTCAGTGGACATTTCCACAAACGACAATACAAAGGCAATATTCATTACATTGGTAATGCTTTCCCACATAACTATGCAGACGTTGATGATGATGAACGTGGTGCTATGTTTTTAACATGGGGCGAAGAACCTGTGTATGTGAATTGGGAAGAGTGCCCAAAATACAGAGTGTTCTCATTGAAGGAGTTACTTGATGATCATGAGAATCTACTTGACAAATACACTTATGCTCGTGTAAAATTAGATATCAGTGTATCGTATGAAGAAGCAACATTCATTAAAGAAAAATTTGCAGAACAATACGGTGTGCGAGAATTACAGTTGATTCCCATCAAGGAAGAGGAACAACAATTCGAAGGCAGTGAAATTAAATTTGAGAGCGTGGATCAAATTGTTATACAACAACTAGAGACAATCGAATCCTCAACTATAGAAAGACAAAAACTAATTGACATTTATAACGAGTTAGAAACTTAATATGCTAAAAATTAAAAACGTTACCGCCCGCAATTTCATGAGCGTGGGTAACAGCACACAGGCAGTTAATTTTGACAACTGTCAGCTCACACTTGTACTGGGTCACAACTTAGACATGGGCGGAGATGGCAGTCGAAACGGCACAGGTAAGACCACTATTATCAATGCACTCAGTTACGCACTGTATGGTGAAGCACTTACAAACATTCGTCGTGATAATTTGATCAACAAAACAAACGGCAAAAATATGATGACTACCGTTGACTTTTCAGTGGGGGACACCGAGTATCGTATTGAACGTGGCCGGCGACCAAACACATTGAAGTTTATGGTCAATGGTGTCGAAGACAGCGACCAAGAACAACAAGGCGATAGTAGAGAAACACAGAAAGCAATAGAAAAAATTATTGGTTTCCCTCACAACATGTTCAAACATTTGGTTGCACTGAACACATACAGTGAACCGTTTTTGGGCATGAAAGCAAATGATCAGCGTGACATGATCGAGCAACTGCTGGGCATAACTGATCTAAGTTCCAAGGCAGAACTACTCAAAGAAAAAATCAAGAATATCAAAGACAGCATAAAGGAAGAAGAAATGCGTATCAATGCTGTCAAAGACAGCAACGAACGTATTGAAAAAAACATCAAAGAACTAGAAAGTCGTAAAAAAGCCTGGGAGGCCACACACGACAATAAACTAACTGAAATGGAAACTGCGATCACAACATTAGCAGAACTTGATGTTGACCAAGAGATTGAAACACATAAAAATAATGTGTCTGCAAAAGAGCAAGCGGACACTATTAAATTGCTAGAAAAAGAATTAAAAACCACACAAACAAGTTTTGACAGATCCGAAAACACACTCACTGAATTGCACAGCAATTTACAAAGTGCTGTCGACGGTGTTTGTCCTGCATGTGGACAAGGAACTGCACACTTAGATACTCATGCTGAGTACACCAAAGAATTAGAAGAAAAGATCAAAGAAGAACAAGACTACAGAGATGAAAAGTCTGGTCGCTTGTCAGAAATTGAAGAAGCAATAAGTGTGCTAAGTGCAGAAAATTTTGTTGTCGGTGAAACGTTCTATGCCGCAGTGGAAGAAGCATATGAGCACAAACACAACTTAGAATCTCTTGCACAGCAATACGAAAGCAAAAGAGAAGAAACTAATCCATACGATGAACAAATAGACATGCTCAGAGAAACTGGCATACAAGAAATTAGTTTTGATGACATCAACGAATACACATTCCTAAAAGATCACCAAGAGTTCTTGTACAAATTGTTGACCAGCAAAGACAGTTTTATCCGTAAAAAAATCATTGATCAAAACATAGCATACTTGAATCACAGACTTGCATGGTACTTGGACAAATTAGGTTTACCGCATGATGTAAAATTTGCCAGTGACCTAAATGTAGAGATCACAGAGTATGGTAGAGACTTAGACTTTGACAATTTAAGTAGAGGAGAACGTAACAGACTTATACTAGGATTGAGTTGGGCGTTCAGAGACATTTACGAAAGTTTAAACAGACCTATGAACTTGATGTGCATCGACGAACTTATAGATTCCGGAATGGACACCATGGGCGTGGAAAATGCATTGAGCATTCTCAAAAAGATGAATCGAGAACACGGCAAAAATATTTTTCTTATCTCACACAAGGAAGAACTTGTTGGTCGTGTTAACAATGTGTTAACTGTTGTAAAAGAAGGTGGCTTCACAATGTACAACACAGACACAGATTACATCGATTAGCCAATAAACATAGTCACCTGCATACATTGTCGGTAACTATATTTTGATGAGTTATTGGATATATCAGGGAAAACAAATTGACGAACTACCCGAAGGATGCGAAGCATTCGTATACTTAATAACGAACAAAAAGAACGGCAAGAAGT